AGGAACTGCAGGAACTGCTGTTGGAAATATGAATGTGATCAATGCTGGTATTGGTTACACTGGACCATTTACATATACTGGTGTTGCTCTCACTACAGTAACTGGAAATGGTAGAAATGCCACAGCAAATGTTCAAGTAACTTCCGATGGAACTATCGGATTTGCTACAATTTCAACTCCATCTGGCGGTGGTTCTGGTTATCAAGTTGGTGATGTTTTAGGAATCACTACCATTGGAACTAATAATCTTGGTGCTGGAGCTAGACTTTCTATAACATCTATCGGAAGCAGCAGTGAACTGATTCTTGATAATGTCCAGGGAGACTTCCTCACTGGTGTTGGTAATACGATTCAGTTTATTAATAATTCTGGTGTCACAACAACATTAAATTATTCTTCTGGTGGTCCTATTGGTCCATGGACAAGACCAACAGAAATTGCCGTTGAAACTGATGGTCTTCATTTTAAAGTCAACCATAAGAATCATGGAATGTATGATGATAGTAACACAGTTACTATTTCTGGGGTCGCGCCAGATACAAAACCAACTAAATTGACTACAGCATACACTGCAGATTCTACTGGAGCACTTTCCGTAGATAATGGCAGTTTGTTCCAACAATTTGAGAGTGTTGGCGTTGGAACTACAAATGTTGGATATCTTCTGATTGGAGATGAAATTATTGGATTTACAACTGCAACTTCTGGTTCTATTGGTGGAACAATTACTAGAGGCAGTGATCCTAAAGATTATCCAGTTGGAACTCCTGTTTATAGATATGAACTTAATGGAGTTTCTCTCAGAAGAATTAATAAGTCGCATGAACTCGCAGATTCTACTGTTGCCGATTCAATCGGTTATGATTACTATAGATTGAAGATTGATATGTCTGCTGATGGTGTAGATAGAACTGCCGCATCTGGATGGCCAAAACTGTTTGTAAAGGAGAACAAGTCCACTGGTGGATTTGGTATTAAGGCAACACAAAATATGCCTTATGAAATTATTACACCCATTGTTCAAAATATCACTCCAGAAGGAACTAATATTTCAGCAACAATCAGAACAGTAACTGGTAAGAGTTTAAGTGGAAATGAAATTCCATTCCTTGATAATGGTTTTGAATCAATTTCTCTGAACAAACCAAACTATTTGTCATCCACAAGAATTATTACTTCGGATGTGAATTCATCAAATCTTTTAACTGCTCTTCCCGGAAACAAGGCACTTAATATGAGTGTTCAATTATCTACTACGGATACTCGCTTGTCGCCAGTAATTGACGGCCAAAGAGTTAGTGCGATTTTGACTTCAAATAGAGTTAATAGTGTTATTGAAGATTTTGCAACAGACTCAAGAGTTTCTGGTATTGAAGGAGATCCTTCTTCATTCCAGTACATCTCCAAAGAGATGGGTCTTGAGAATGCAGCAACTTCAATTAAGATCATTACTTCTGCTCATATGAATCCATACACTGATATTAGAGCATTTTATGCCATCGGCAATGATTCTGGATTTGATCCAATCTTTGTTCCATTCCCAGGATGGGATAATCTTAATGATAGAGGAGAAATCATCAATCTTGAAGATTGTAATGGAAGATCTGATTCATATGTTGAGTTGATTCAGGCAACTGTTGGTGAAATCGCTGATTCTTTCCAAGACTTCACATTTACGAGAGATAATCTTCCATCATTCAAGCACTTTAGAATTAAACTTGTAATGACTTCCACAAGTCAATCATATCCACCTTCTCTTAGAGATCTTAGAGTTATCGCTCTCGCATAATTATGAAAGAATATGTAAAAGTAAAGGATCACCTGAGTTTAGTCAGGGATCCTCGGACTAATGCAATACTCAATACTAGCAAGTCTGAGTATGATGAATATATGAAGGCAAGAAAGAAAAATGCTTCAAAAGCAGAACGAGTTGAACAACTTGAAACTGATGTCAACGATATTAAAAATGATTTGAATGAAATTAAGTCTCTTTTGCTAGACCTGGCAAGAAAACAAGACTAAATATCAGTATAAGGAGAAATGTGTAAATGGCACAACCATCTACTAGGCAGGAGTTGATAGACTACTGCAAAAGACAACTTGGATATCCTGTTCTTGAAATCAATGTAGCCGATGAGCAAATTGATGATTTGGTAGATGACGCCATTCAGTTTTTCCAAGAAAGACATTTTGATGGAGTATACGAAACATATTATAAGTATAAAATTACTCAAAGTGATATTGATAGGGGAAGAACTAGAGGTGGCAGCAACGCTTCAGTAGGTATCGCAACTACTACAGCATCAGTAACAATCGCAGGAGATAGTTCTGCCACCACCTTTACCTTTGAAGAAAATAGCAATTATTTACAAGTTCCACCAAATATAATTGGTGTTACTAAATTGTTTCATTTTGATGGAACAAATACAGTAACGAACAATATGTTCAGTGTTAGATATCAAATGTTCCTCAATGATATCTACTACTGGGGTGCAACTGAGATGTTGACCTATGCAATGACAAAGACATATTTGGAAGATATCAATTTCTTATTGACAACTGATAAACAAATACGATTTAATAAGCGACAAGACCGATTATATTTGGATCTTGATTGGGGTTCTGTCAATGCCGACGATTATCTTATTATCCAATGCCATTCAACATTAGATCCAAATGATTATGCAAGAGTTTGGAATGATTCATTCATCAAACCATATCTCACTGCTTTAATTAAGAGGCAATGGGGAATGAATATGATGAAGTTTACTGGAGTTAAACTTCCAGGTGGTGTTGAATTGAATGGTAGACAAATGTATGATGATGCAGAAAAAGACTTAGAAAAAATAATGGAGAAGATGTCAAATACATATGAACTTCCTCCATTTGATATGATCGGTTGATATTATGGCATTAAATCCTTTCTTTCTTCAAGGTGCTCCATCAGAACAGAATCTGATTCAGGACTTAATTAATGAACAACTTCGTATGTACGGAGTTGAAGTTCATTACATGCCCAGAAAATTTATTACAGAAAAAACTGTTATTAGAGAAGTTATTGAATCTGAGTTTGATGAGGCCCATCCAATTGAAGCATATGTAGAAAACTTTGAGGGATATGGTGATCAGACAACTATTTTATCTAAATTTGGAATTCAATCAACCCAAGAAATAACTCTTACAATTTCAAAAGAAAGATTTGAGAATTATATTTCTCCACTTTTAGCGGGAAAAGATAATATAAAAATTAGCAATAGACCTAAAGAAGGTGACCTAATTTATTTCCCCCTTGGAGATAGATTATTTGAAATTAAGTTTGTAGAGCACGAAAAACCTTTCTATCAATTACAGAAAGGATACGTATATACACTGAAGTGTGAACTCTTCAGATACGAAAACGAAGTTATCGATACTGATGTTGCTGAAATTGATGATTCGATTGCAGGAACTTTAGGAGATTCTAATTCAGAACTCTTGGGTGGTGATGCGATGACAACACTCCTAACTCTTGTTGGGGTTGGAACAACTGCACTGGCAACAGTTGGATATGTTTCTGATGGTGGTATTAGACAAATTAGTGTCACAAACCGTGGCGGAGGATATACTTACAATCCAAGAGTCGCAATATCATCCTCTCCAGGTGTAACTGGAATAGCAACTGCGGAGAGAATTTCTGGAATTGTTGCCTGCGAACTCAACGCAAATCCAGTCGCAGAATCTATTCAAAGAGTTCTTCTTACAAATCCAGGTTCTGGTTACACAGTTGCTCCTTCAGTTAGGTTTGTTGGTGATGGTGTTGGAGCTGCTGCAACTGCGTCCATTGGCAACGGTGTTCTTGGAATTGTCACTATTACTGGTGGAGGTTCTGGTTATACGACAGCAACTGCACCACTTGTAACATTCAGTGGAATTTCAACAGTTTCTGCAGCTGCAACAGTTGTTGTTAGTGCTGCTGGAACAATTAGTGCGATTTATCTCACTAATGCTGGTCTGGGATACACCGAACCACCAACTATTACAATTGCAGCACCAAATCAGACTGGAGTTGGAACTTTCCAGAAGAACGAAATTGTTACTGGTTCTATTTCTGGTTCTACAGCAAGAGTTCTCAATTGGGTTGCCGATGGAGGATCGCTAGAAATCTACCGAGCAGATGGAGACTTTGTTGTTGGGGAGCAAATTGTTGGTTCTGCTTCTTCAGCAAGTTACAAACTTTCTTCCGCATCTTATCCAGAAACAGGATTCACATCAAATGAAGAAATAGAGAGTGAAGCAGATAGTATTATTGACTTCAGTGAGAGAAATCCATTCGGTATGCCCTGAGCCCATAAATAATAGTTAAACAAAGAACCGATCCAATGTTTGAATATTTTTATAACGAAATTTTTAGAAGAACCATTATATCATTCGGTTCTCTGTTTAATGATATAGAAATTAAACAGGAAGATTCTTCTGGAAATGTAAATAACCAGTTTAGAGTTCCTTTGGCATATGGCCCTACGCAAAAATTCTTGGCAAGAATTACTCAACAACCAGAACTGAATAAATCAGTTTCTCTTTCTTTACCAAGAATGTCCTTTGAGTTTATTGGTCTTACATATGACCCGTCGAGAAAAGTAACGCAAACTCAAAAGTTTAAAAAAGCACTTACATCTGATAAGACTTCAATTCAAACTGCATATATGCCAGTTCCATATAATATGGAGTTTGAATTGGCTATTATGACCAAGTTAAATGATGATATGCTTCAAATCATTGAGCAAATTTTACCATATTTTCAACCCGCATATACGATGTCGGTCAATTTGGTAGAATCTATTGGCGAAAAAAGAGATATTCCCGTTACTCTTGAAAGCATTAGTATGGACGATGATTATGAGGGAGATTTTTCTACACGGAGAGCACTTGTCTACACTTTAAGATTTAGTGCAAAGACTTATTTGTTTGGCCCTGTTGCTTCTGCAAGTTCCGATATTGTCAAAAAGGTGTCTATTGGGTATGTTGCTGGATCTACTGGAACAGGAACTCCACAAAGAGATCTCACATATGCTGTTGAGCCAAGAGCAATTAAAAATTATACAGGCACAGTTCTCACAACTCTTGATCAAGACATTGAAGTTGGTGATGTTTTATTCAAGGTTGCAGATCCTTCCACAATTACAGAAAATACATATATTGAACTGGATGGTGAGGAATTGTATGTGCTTGATGTTCTCACTGATAGTATCAAGGTTAAAAGAGGGCAAGATAAGACAACTCCAACCAAACATGTTAAAGGGGAAGCGATTAAGTCCATTACAAATGCGGACGATGCACTCATTCAAGATGGAGACGATTTTGGTTTCAGTGTAAGTTATTGATAGAGAAATGAAAATGACAAAAAATTTTGATGAACTCAATGAAACTTTTGATGTTGCTGCAGACATCGTTTCTACGGATCCAGTAAAAGAAGAACCAAAGAATCTTTCTACTTCTTCTGTGGAAGATATAAAAAAAGATTATGAATATACGAGAGGTAATTTATATTCCATTATTGAAAAGGGACAAGAAGCAATTAATGGAATTCTTGAGTTAGCACAAGAGAGTGAAATGCCTAGAGCATATGAGGTTGCTGGTCAATTAATCAAAAATGTGGCTGATGCTACGGATAAGTTAATGGAGTTGCAAAAGAAACTTAAAGATGTTGAAGAAGAAACCCATACTAAAGGTCCAACTAATGTGACCAATGCTCTCTTTGTTGGTTCTACTGCAGAATTATCAAAACTTTTGAAGAATAGCAATATAGATAAAGACGAGACTAAATAGTTAAAAAAGGATCATGGCAGCAAATCCTGTTATTAATATAGTTATTCCTCAAGGTGCGGATTTTAGAGAAACTTTCACTTCAACCGAAAGTGATGGTTCTGCATCAAACCTTGCTGGTTATACTGGAACTGCTAGAATAAAAAAACATTTTAGTTCTACATCATCCACATCATTTTCAGTTTCAATAACAGGATCTACTGGAGAAGTATCAATTGCCATGACAAGCGGAGTTACAGTTGGACTAACTCCAGGAAGATATCAATATGATGTTCGTTTAGAATCTCCTTCAGGTGCAGTTTCTAGATTGGTAGAGGGGATGGCTTTGGTAGAAGCAGGCATTACTACAACATAATCATGCCAGTAGTTAGAAAAGTAACAACTTCAAATACAATAACAAAAAAATCAAGAATAACCAAACCGTCAATTAGATCTGTTCGTAATCCATCAGCTGCTGCTGAAATGGGAGATACTAATTTTGGAACATTAGATTTAACAAAAGATGGTTTATTAGTTACATATGACAGTGCCACCAATAAATTTGTATTATCAACTCCAGATGAGGCATTATTCCAATCAGCGTCAGATGCAGATATTGAAGATTCATTTGTAACTCAGTTGGAAGACGAGTTGGATTTTGGTAGAGTTCAAGCAGGAGACATCGATGCAGGGAGTTTCTAATGGCAACTAGACTTAGAGATCTTGTTGATTTGGATGTTGCTCCACTTACAGCAGCAAAAAATCGTTATGTTATGAGATACAATTCAACCAGTGACAAATTCGATTTAATACCATTTGACACTGCATTATCTGTATCTGCTGAAGACGGAGATATTGATGATTCTTTTGTAGACCAGTTGGAAGTCGAAGTTGAACCAAGAGAAGGTGCAAACTTCAGATATGATGGAGGAAGTTTTTAGTCTAAATAGTAAAAAGTAATGTAAATTAAAGAAGATGGCGGCTCCCGTAATTCAGTTTAAGAGAGGCCTCCTTAGCAATCTCCCTGGACTGAGGGCAGGTGAACCAGGCTTTACTACCGACAGTTATGATCTTTATGTCGGCATCGATTCTACAACAGCAAATAATCAATTTGTTGGATCTGGTAGATATTGGTCAATTAACTCTGCCACAGTTGGCAGTGGAGTTAACTTAGTAGAAGGCACTGATAACGGTACTTCTTTCATCACCCTCAAAGCACCTGATAGTCTTGCGGGTATTGTGACATATACAATGCCAGGGACAGATGGTAGTAATAATCAGGTTCTTGCCACAAATGGTTCTGGAACTCTATCATTCATTGATGCAGTA